TATCTCCTACTCAATAGTCTCGACGAATATCGGCGATAGTATGCGTAGGAACAAAATGAAGGTTTTCCGAGTTGCAATACTCTTTAACGTCCGATCCCTCACTTCCATAGAAAAACACTGTATGACCAAGACCAGTAAGCATTTTTGCAAGCTTTAAGTTCTTCTGAGTAAAGGCACAGTTGAAAAACTTCCTCGACTGGGGAAGATGAGCCAACCCTAATAAATGAAATCTAAACTTTTTCTTCATACCGTTTGCCCTTAAAGATTCCATAATAAGAATTCCCTTTGAGTGTGTAATGATTCAACATTTCAACCTTTCCTTCCCCACCTAGCCAAAAATCGAGTTTTTGCTTCGTAAGATTATGTGGATGGCCTTCATGTACTCCTGTATCCACCCATTCGAAAATCCTCACGATTTTGGCTACTTTTAGGGCATTTTCGCATATAATCGCAGGGTTATCGGTATGCTGAAGGCAGTTATAAATCCACGCTTCATCATAATGAACGGTGAGACTGATATTTTCTCCCTTTTCTTGAAAGTGCACAATTCTTGCCTCTTCATATCTTTTCTTCACCCAGTCAGGGTATTCGCACGGGTCTACGACTGTACAAGACTTATCGCGAATGCTCTTTAAAAGAAGAGAGGCTGGACCACCACCAATATCGATCACTGACTTACCAGTAAGGTCTATGTTGTAAGGAGATTTTCCATTATGAAAGAATTTCAATCCCATTTTCTGAGCGTAAACAATCTGTTTTTCCTCTTCTCCGTAAGTATTAATGCAGTCTCCCCACCAGTTCTTTTCAAAATTTTGCGCCCTTTTCCATTTACTCATGAAGGTATACTAACACAGTGCTAGCTTATTGTCAACTAGAATGCGTATGAGACTTCTCCTCCACTCCCCGCACCATCATCAATTTGATCAAATATCCCACCCATAAGAAGACGACGGGTCGTTGTGTCGCTCCAACCTCCGCCATCTGTTTGCGTAGAGTGATGAATGTTTTGCCCTCCTGCCAGTTGATCCATAATCGCCGCCGTACTAACATCTATCGAGTAAATAGTAAGACTCGTTGACGAACTTGGTTTTATAGAAATACGATAAAAAGTATTTGCAGACAAAACTACAGAAACGGCTAGGGTAAAGAAGTGATGCCCTATACCAGTACCTTGACGGTTGTCCTTATCAATCGAAGTAGTTGAAAGCACAGACGTACCATTCGAATCATAGACTACGATATAAAAATCACCATCTGTATCTCCCCAAAGCCATAAACCAGTAAGTCTCATTTTCCCAAGAGTCTTAAATTTGAGAGCATATTCGTCTGGAGTAGAACCATTATTAAAAGTATGAGTATTGACTGCCGAAGCTGGCATTGTATTAGGAATAAAATAAAATGACCCATCGTCATACTCAATCGCGATACCCGGAATATGATCGGTGGCTTTTGTCCATGTTGTCCCGTTGTACCCATCCGTATAGGGAATACGAACACCTGAAGTTCCAACAGTAAAACCATTCACGTTAAAGTTTGGTGTTGACGTCGGAACCAAAACAACAGCTACCAAATCTCCTATTGTTACGGCACAGTCAGCCGTAAACGCCGGAGAAGTAACCCATACGTTCGCAGTTATACTCGCGGCTACAACTGTCGCATTTGCGTTTGTCCCCTTTAAAGTTCCCGAAGGATTCCCCGTTGTCGCATCTACAGTTTCCAAACGGCAATCTGTATCTCTACCAGTCGTAACCGATCCAGTCCTAAAGTGAATCTTTCTTATGTTCCCTGTTTTAGGAATGTTAAAAATAACGGCATATTTCATTCCGGAGGCATTTAAAAGAAATGAGGTAAAAGAAGGAGCAGACGCAGTAGGTCCATAAAAGTGGGGAGGAAAAAATATTCCCGGAACAAGTTGCATTGTCATATTATTGTGTTACCTTCAATTCAAGCATAATTTTCTTAACACTGCTTGCCGAATCTACATTAAATCCAAGAACATCTCCAGCCGTTATTGAAGTCGTCCACCCTGTAAGAGTCGTGTCCTCACTCTTAGTAGCTGAAGACAATGTAGGCTTTGCTGAGGCCGTAATCGTATCTGCCACTGTTGGAGGATAGTTTGCATAAGTATCCTTCCAAATATCAATAACGATAGAACCGGAAATAGGAGTACTACTTATTTCGAGTATGCTTACAGAATTTATTGTACAGGTAAAAGGAATACGCAAATATGCCTTTACTCCTGTTGTAATGACGCTCCCTTGACCATCTATTATGAGGACGATTTTACCTATAGATGAGGCTCCAGTGTCACCCTTCGCTCCGGCTGATCCCGTATCTCCTTTTGCTCCGGTGGAGCCTGTTGACCCCGTGTCTCCTTTGGCACCTGCCGAGCCCGTACTTCCTGTATCGCCTTTTGCACCCGTCGATCCAGTGCTACCTGTGTCTCCCTTGGCCCCTGCACTTCCTGAAGTTCCTGTGTCTCCTTTGGCCCCTGCACTTCCTGAAGTTCCTGTGTCTCCTTTGGCCCCTGCTGATCCAGTTGATCCCGTATCACCCTTCGCTCCAGCGCTTCCAGTAGCTCCAGTATCACCTTGAATCCCCTGAGACCCAGTTGATCCAGTGTCTCCCTTATCACCAATTCGCTCTACATTTATAAGAGTATTACCTCCGTTTGTATTAAAGGAGCCTGCGCTTGCTATATATGTCACATTAAGTTTTCTATAGCCTGTCGCTGTTGTTATCGAATTGAGATAAAATTTTGCATAGTTTCCTTCAAAAGAATCATTTCTCCTGATATTAAGAACTGCTTTTATAGCAGAGCTACCATCATCCAAGGAATCTAACCATGAAGTTACATCTGCACCGCCATTATTAAGAAGATCAATATAAATTTGCGTCACAGAAGCTATGGTTGCATTATTAAAGCAAATTTTCCCACTGCCCGGGTCAGAATCGGTAGTAGCACTATCATAAGTGTAAAGTTCACCTTCAGTTCCCGGATTTCCTCGAACACCATCACTTCCCGTATCACCTTTAGCGCCTCCTGATCCAGTATCTCCCTTTGCACCCGAACCAGTATCTCCCTGAACACCAGTGTCTCCTTTTGTACCAGCGCTTCCTGTGTCACCTTTAGCACCCGCAGAACCAGAACTACCTGTATCGCCTTTAGCTCCAGTAGAACCAGCCGATCCGGTATCGCCTTTAGCTCCTGCTGAACCCGACGAACCCGTATCTCCCTTAGATCCGGCTGATCCAGAAGCCCCAGTATCACCCTTAGCTCCTGCCGAGCCACTAGTTCCCGTGTCTCCTTTTGCTCCGGTTGAGCCTGTATCACCTTTTGGACCAGCTCCGCCCTCACCTTTTTCAGCAACGATCATCCACTTCGTATCGTCAGTAGGAAGTGTTCCAGAAGGAGCATCTGCATACATCAGATACGACGATCCCAGATAGGAAACAAGGTCTCCAACGGCATAGTCGGTACTATTGTCGTATTCACCGCGAGGAACAATGTCTCCTCCTATATTAACGATTTGTATTTTGTCTGTAAGCTGTACTAATTTAAAGTCTGACATATTATAGAGCCTCAGAAACACGATCAAACTCTAGACTCTCGTGCGACGCCCAAGCTTCATCGTAATTTTTAATAGTAGGATTATTTTTAGAAGTAGCATATCTCATAATATTAAATTCTGCATCTTTTTCTACTCTCGTTACTCTCCAGATTCCGTCAATATTTTCCTCACCCAAATAAGTAAAAGCACCAGTTTTATGTGTATTGTTTAGGGCCCATGTCTCTGACGTAGTAACTTTAACTTCGAAGTTTTTATTCAACATTGCCATTGCTGATTGTCCTGTAGAATCCTGAAATGCAGAGAAACTACTCCCCGCATAAATCTCAGCCATTTTCTCGAGAGCCTTATAAAACTTTTTCCCGTCCGATAGTCTAACTGGAAGAGGATTCTTAGGCCCTAAACCATTAAGAAAATCAATTATTTTTGTAAGATCAGAGAGATCAAGAGCCTCAACGTTGACTTGTGGAGTAGGCTGTCTCGGAATATTTACGATAGGAGCGGGAACATTCACAACGGGAGGACTTACTTCTATCTTTGGACTAAAATCTTTTTTTTCGAAAACTTCTCTTAATTTTCCTATCGCATCAACCACTGTCTTGAAGCTTACCTCCTTGATCATATTCGATACCTTTATTTCTTTAGGGTAGGAAGGAATCTTTGGAAAGGGAAGCGGTTTAGGAAAGTTTGAAACACGAACTTCTTCTTTTGGTTTTAGTGATTTCTTAAGAGCAAGAAGAGCGAGAATTATACCTCCCAGTTTATTGTGTGTAATTGATTGGTCAACTTCTATCTTACCGCTTACTTCAACTTTTTTTTGAGGATTTTCTACCCTTACCTTAAGAGTTTTTGAAAGAGAGTCGTTTAAACTACGACCAAGAGCAACAAAGCCAGACTGAATGGCGTTTATCATGCTTTGGCTGAAATTCAAAAACTGTTTGTAGTCCATACATACTTACGCTCCGCCTGCTATGGTTCCCAAATTGTAACCTGCGGGTTGTCCTGTACCAGCATTGTCAGGAATCGCACCACTATTAGGATCGGTGTTCGTTGGATTTCCGCCCATAGCCGCCGTTAAAGCGTCAGGGCTTGCGACCTGTGGAGTAGGAGGAGCAGATAATTGCTTAACCTCCTGCTCTGACTGTAAAAAGCGGATATGTTTTTCGCTGTACATCGTAAACAGGCTTTTAATTTCCTCTGGATAGCTTGCTTGATGTTCCTCAAACCAAATAGCGGCATACTGAACAAGTTCCATATGTGGGTCTCTGATTTTAATCTCGGGCATTTGGCCACGCTCGAGCATCAGAACATCACGTTTGCCCTTCTCGTCAACCGAAATAACAATATCTTCGATATTTTCCATTTCTGGATAGGAATCTACGAGAGCTTCTACAACTGGCGTTGCATCGACAATCACCCCTGTCGGGATAACATCGCGATTAAGAACACCGAGGAAGTTTTGAAGTGATGCCTGCCGAGATGCTGGAGTCTGCTTTATCATAGACTCAGGATAGGTATATACATCAAAATTGGCAGATACCTGAGAAGGATCAATTGTCATTAGCTGGCGAACTCCCTTTTGTCCTGTAACTGCAAATGTCTGTTCTTCTGTAACATACTGAGCATTGAGAGCAATAAAATGATCTCCTAATTTCTTGAGAACCTGCTCTCCAAAAAGATCCATAATGACCTGTACATTTTGTTCGACATTCTTATCTATAATTTGAGCTCCTCGAGCAGTCTGATTAATTTGAGTGGTACCTGCTCCGGAACTGTAAAGAGAAGAAATGCCTCCAGTTCTCTCAAATTTTTGTTGAAGTTCGCGCCCAACCTCAAGCATTGATCGAGTCCCATCTTGAGATCGAACAGGAACAATAACACCCGGATCACCGGGAACACGAATAATTCCCGATGGCCTCTGTTTAAACATATAGTCTGGCGTTGTAGCCGCAGGAGCACCAGAAATCCACATATTATTATTAAGAGCACGAATATTGGTCAAAAGCTGATTGAGAACCTCAGTAGAGGCAATTTGAGTATCACCAACCGCATCAACGACAGACATTGAGTAAAATTCATCATCCTCTGGGAAACAAGTCATGTCAATATAGGGAGCCTTACCATGCCAATATTGGTTTTCACGCTCTTTATTTATTATCTTATTGGTATTGTCAACGAGAGGCTTATAGTATACTGCGCCGTCTTGGTGCATACAAACAACAGGAAATTTTGCCGCGCGAAAAGCCATTTCTTCTGGACCATCTTTTTCTTTCCCTTCGGTTACGGTTTCAGAATCTTTTACGAAATCAGCTTCATAGTCGAGCGCCTTAGAAGTGACGCCATTTTTTCGAAGCCAATCAATAAAGCTATTGTCCCAGTACTCGTAGCCATAAGACTCATTGTCTTTTATCATTTCTCCGGGAGAAAGTTGCATTAATTCCATTATGTATGGCTGTTCTTCGAGTACAGGAATATTTCGATTTGGAATAATGAGATTGTTGAAGCGAACGAATTTAAGATCAGCACGGTTAATAAGCGGACGCATTTCATACTGGTACTGGCCGCGTTTAACGATTACACGCGGATCATACTTCCAACCAGTTTTAAAATAAGCTTTTCCAGAAAGATATTCCGAGAAGAAGGCACGAACAAGAAGAGTAGTAAGATCAAGCTCTCCTATTTCCCAGTTTACAAAATCTTGGTTTATTTTACGCTTTTCAAAATCATACTCATTTCTTGCCTCAAGGCGAACCTTTGTCATCGAAGGATTAGAGCGAGCTATATAGTTTCGGATAAGAGGAAAAACCTGCTGATCGACAAGAGAGTAATCCCACTCATATGTATCATCTAAAGTGAGAATACCTTTATAAAGGTTTCGGTTTAACTCTACCCTATCGAAAACATCTTCAGAAAGCTCTTTTGCCCTGTTTAGCCGTCGTTGAATGATGTCGGCATATTTTTCATCATTGTTCATAATACTATTATCCCCTACTCGAGTGGCATTTGTAATATCTTCCCAGCTCTTTTTTTGACGTCTTTTAAGAGTACCATATATCGTTCTCTTGTTATAGAGAGCGTTTTGGCACAATCAGCATGATTAAGGTTATAGCCTGCCTCACGCAAAACCTGATAGAGAAGAATGATCTTTTGGCGATCATCCATAC